GGCGGAACGAATCGCGGCTTCGGGGGAGCGGAGGGCCATATCCGCATCATGCGGCGTGGCCCCCGTTCCCTTGCAGGGTTAGCCCGGCCCGAGTGTGTCGGTGCCAGAGACGCTGCCGAGGTCGCGATACCGCAGAGCAGACCACGCCTCCGCGAGCGAGAGCCCGAGTTCCCGCTGGAGAATGGCGGCGATCTCTCCCTGCGTCTGGTCGAACGCGGTCTGCACGGGCGGGATGCCCTTGATGCCGCCAGCCGGCGAGGCTTCGATGATGAGCGGCTGGCCTTTCTTGGCTTTCTTGAAAAATGCGCGAGGGTAAGCCGGGTTCGTTTGCACACCGTCCCGGTCTTCGTTCCTCACGACCTGGAATGGCCCGAGGCGGTTGAACGAACTGGCGATCACGGCGTTCTGCCCGCTCACCCAATGCACCACACCTTTGCCGCGAACCGTCTCCTGTTGCCCCAGGCGGGTGCGGGTGAACGGCGTCGTGGGGCTTTTTCGTTGATATGGCTTGTTCGAGATTCGCGTGAGCACGCGTCGCTTCGTCCCGAACTCGAGGAGCCACTGGTGGAAGGCTCGGTCTTTGCCGACACGCACGGTGCCGCCGGCTGCGGATGCCGTCGGGCTGTCGCCCGCCCGCGTGTAGCCCACGATGCCAACCGCGACGCCGCTCTGAGCGTACTTCACAACCTTCGACGTGACCGCCCGCTTCAGGTTGCCCGTCGGCCCGACGGGCGTGATTTCGCGGAGCTTGCGAGTCATCGGCTGGATCGCCTTCCGCACAGCGTCGCCGATGACTTCGGATGCCTGCCGCGGCGGCAGGAACTCCCGCAGCTTCTCGCGGAAGCCTCGCAACTCCTCCGTGTTGATATTCAACTGCACGCCGCCGACAGCCATCAGACGGTCTCCGAGCAGATCAGTTCGTGCTCACTCCGGTTCTCCCGCTCAAGCACCGAGATGATCTGAAGCGTTCGCCCACGCCACGAAATCCGCATCTGATTCGTGAGCCCGGTCAGATACCGCATCCGTATCCGATGCGTGATCTCCGTTTGCTGGGTGTTCGCCAAGAGGAACTCCCTAGCCGTCACGCCCGTGACGCTCGCCCACACCTCTGCGAATGACGAATAGGTGTAAGTCGTCTCGCCCAGCCGGTTCCGCGATTCGGTCGGCTGCTCTACCGTGATCCGCTCGCGGAGTTGCCCGGCGTCGATCATGTGACGGTGCCTTCCCCGATCACGACGAGATCGTAGGTCGCCCCGGTGGTGGTCTCGAAGAACAGCGACGACGGCGACGCTCCAGCCGCGGAGGGATCGACAAGCAGGAACACGCCGCCCGGCTTGACCACGCCAGAGAACGCACCCGTCAGTGTGATCGTGTGCGTCGCGTGCGTGTTCTTCACCATGATGACTTTCACTGCCGAGAACTGCACCAGGGCCGACGAGCCGTTACGGGTGTCGGAGATCGCCGATAAGAGCACGGTAAATGATCCCGATGCCGCCGTGCGGTTGTCGGAATACACGACCTGGGCCTGGTTCGCTCCGGTGCCGTCGGCGAACTCGCGGAAGAAATCGTATTTCGTGAAGCGGCTGTTCACGACGAGATCGCCCGTGCCCGTCTCGCGGGCCACGACGGACGCGAGCACTTCAGCGGTGAGGCTCATGTGATAGTTCCATCACCGATGAATAAAATATCGTATGTTGCCCCTTCTGAACCAGAGATCCGAACAGCAAAAGAACCGGCTGTGACGCTAGCCTTCGCTTGATTTGTGACCAAATAAAACAACGACGAGTCGGCCCCCAGATAAAAACCGCCGCCAGCGCGTGTAGGCCAAAACGGCCACGCCGCAGTAGGAAAGGATTGTTCAGATGCGTCGGTGCCCAAAATCAAATCTTCAGATCCACGGTTCTTGATGTACCACGCCGTTATTTTTGAGAACACGATTGTTCCGCGATCGTCGGTAAGCGAGCGAAGCGAAATGTTGTCTACTTCAGTTCCGTCAATGACACGAGTTGCGCTCCATACGATCTGTGCTTGATTCGCCCCAGTCCCGTCGGTGAGTTCTTTGAAATACTCCATTTTCGTCGTGCGAACATCCTTCGCGTAGTCGCCCGCGTCGGTCTCGTTTGCCACAAGCGATAGCAGGATATTCGCGTTCAGCGTCACGAGTACGATCCCCAAGAGACGGTATCGAGCAGCCGCTTCGCCCCGTCGGGCATCTGCCCGTCGCCGCGCTTTTCGTAGAGTTCGAGGATCGTCATCAGCACCGCCGACTTTACTCGCTGCGGCACATCGGCCGCCGCACCATAGCCCGCCCACCATGTGACGGTGATTGAGTTCGGATCGTCGAGGTTCGAGGGCCACGTGCCGCCGTACAGGTTTCGCAGCACGCCCGGCGTGGAGTTTCGATCCACGCGGTATTCGGTGGTCGAGAGCGTCGTGGTCTGCCCCGTCTGGTTGACGGTGTACGTGACCGTTACCGCCGTGGTCGTTCCGCTGTCGCTCATCGGCGGGCGCGGCAGTTCGATCTCGGGCGGGAACTGGTCGAGCGTCATCACGAGCCGCTGCGTCACGAGCGAGCGGTCGATGTAGTCTTCGACGAGCTCGCGGGCGGCGACGATCAAATTCGTGAGCAGGGTATCGTCTGCCGTCGAATCGACGCGGCAGTGGGCTTTCGCTTCGGTCAGCGTCACGGGCTCCACCGCTGGGGCTGCCGTGCGGCGAAGACTGCGATATCGCTTGTTCATTTCTTTCGCCTCCGCGGCGTCACGTCCGCCGTCTCGACCACCGGCTCCACCGCAGCCGTTTCAATCAGCGACTGCTGCGAATCATCGACTCGCGTCGCGTACTCCCAAGCGATCAGCGATTCCGCCTGCCGCTCGGGGAGTTCGACGATCTCGCCTTTCTTGTACGCACCGTACACCTTCGCCATTCTGATTTTCATTCTTGGGGCACCCTCCATGCAGATTCGGGCGGCTTGCGAGTTTGCTGCCACTCGGTTGTGTATTGGTAGACCGGGGCACCAAAGTTTTTGCCGGGCCACGTGATCACATACTCGCCGTGACCGATCGCCACGCGCGGCGTCACGTAGAGGCGATTGCCGCTCGCCTTGAAGTTGGCCCAGAACGCTATGTCGGAGTCGCGCCTCCCGTCGCCCCACCCGCCGCTGGGATCTGGCGTCTCATAGAACCACGGCTTCGACATGCGCCGCAGGGCAGCGGTGGAGATGATCGTGCAGCCAAAATGGGCGGTGTCTACCTGTTGCACCGGTTTGCCGAACCATTCGATCGGTACTTCGGTGACGCCGCCTTCGGGCGGATTGTCGAGCGTGTCGAGCAAGGTCAACATCGGGCGACCGTCCTCGCGTTTCACCTGGAGCGGCGCGAGGGCGTCGCATTGGAACGTCATCGCCAGGGCGAAGAGACATTCGATGTCAGACTTCGACACGAACGAATCCATATCGAGCGTGATAATGAACTCCGTCGTGGGCTCAAAATTTTCAAGCATCCGCGTGAGCACCTGGCTCCAGTAGGCCCCTTGTCCAAGTGTCGGGCGAATGTGGAGCGGCATCATCGCCTCAACGAATCCGAAGATGTTGATGAGCGGGCCGAACCTCGGGCCAGACAGAACCGCTTCGGCTCGCACTTCGACTTTCGTATCGCCAACTTGAACGATCACGGGCATCTCTCCAAAAGAAACGGCGGGCGTGACACGCTGCCACGCCCGCCGCTTAGATTGCCCGCAGTGTCAAGTTTCAGCCGACGGCCTGGGTCACAACACCCTTGGCAGCCGCGCTAACCGGACCCGCCTCGCCCTTCGACAGGCGGGCCGTGGTCACAACGCCGCACGTGCTGGCAGGCGTCGCGTAGACCGTGAGGTAGCGACGCTTGCCGCGGAGGTCGATGTCGAACCGATGCGAGTAGCCCAGGGCCGAGACCGCGGTGTTGCCAGCAGCCACCGTGAAATCGGTGCCGCCGACAAAACCCGAGACGTTCGCCTGGCCGCTCGTGCCGGTCGTGTCGCTGTGGGCAACCCGGAGCACCGTAGCGGCGGTCGTGGGGTTGGCCGCAGCGGTGAACGGGCTGAACAGCACGTCGATCGACGCGTGGTTGTAGCCGAGGGTGTCGATCTCCA